CGCGCAGCGTGCCGGTGTTATTGCGGAAGAGCCTGGTCTGGCCGCGGCTGCAGGCGATCCTTATTTCCTGTTGGATCCGCTGCTCGCTCAAGCTAGATGCCGTGTCGCTTGGCCAACCTAGCCTGATACACCCGCTCAGCCCAGCCGCGCTTGTAGCCGCGTTGTTGCGCTAGCTCGCGGAGGGACTCAAGGTCGCGGGCTGCAGACTGCTCGCGTTTGCGAGTCGCATCCTTGTCTAAAGATAGTCGTATCGTTTTAAGCCAATGCCCATTGCCGGCTGGATTAGTCTTTGATTTTGTTATATAAGCCGATTCAAAATCATCGTCAATTTGCCAAACCATCCATGATCCCGGGTATGCCTTAACCATTTGAGGATCGGAAACCTTGACATAATCGCCAACCTTAAATGGCGCGTATGAGACCAACTCCCCATCCACCTGCTGCAGCTCGCGGCGTTCCTGTGGTGCAAACACATGCCCGCATTCGCGGCATGTCTGCACTGCACTGGCGCTGGTAGCAAAGCACTGCGGGCATACCTTGACTGATGGTGCCTTTTCGCGGTCGCGTTTTTTGATGCCGTCTAGCGTCCACTCGCGTGGTTCCAAGTGGTGGCCAAGCCGCAGCGTGTTGCCGACGTGATCCAGCACCACAGCGCGCTTGCCAGCCATTGGCCGCAAGCACCGACCGATCATCTGCAGGTGTAACGCCACAGATGCGGTAGGGCGCAGCAGGATGCAGCCGCCAACGCTGGGCACATCCACGCCTTCACCGATCAATGCGCAACTGGTGAGCACCTTCAATCGACCGGTGCCGAGATCACTCAGCAGCTGGCGGCGCGTGGCAGTGTCCATGGTCCCATCAATACTGGCCGCAGCGATACCAGCCGACTGGAACAAGTCAGCAACCGCTTCCGCGTGCGCCACTGAGCAGCAGAACGCGATCGCCGTCTGCCCTGCTAGGTGTTTGCGGTAGTGGCCAAGGCAATCGCCCATGATCGTGCCGACGCGTTGCTCAGCCTCCTTTGGGTCGAAGTCGCCCATGCGCTTGCGCAGTCCGGTGGTATCAAACCCAGGCGGCGCCAGCACCTTGGCAGCAGCGAGGAAGCCGTGCTCGGTCAGCCATTGCGCTGTTGGGCCTTCCACCATCGTTTGATAGTGCTCACCCAATCCACGCCCATCGCTGCGGATCGGTGTCGCGGTCACACCGAGCAGCTTGGCGCTATGGAAATGATCGATCACCTTCGCCCATGTGCCGGCAGTGGTGTGGTGTGCCTCATCCACCACCAGCAGTTGGAAGAAGTCCCGCGGCAGCAGGTGCAGCCTGCGCGCCAATGTCTGCACGCTTGCTACTTGCACCGTGTGGCTCAGGTCCATGCTGCGGCCAGCGCTGATGCGGCCATGCGGCACCGACATAGCACGGCTGGCTTGATCCAACAGCTCAGCACGATGCACTAGCACGCAGACGCGATTGCCTTTTTTGGCGGCCTGCTCAGCGATGTAGCTAAAGCACACCGTCTTACCGCCGCCGGTAGGCAGTACCGCCAGCACCGAGCGATTGCCTAACTGGTACCGCAGGCGGATGTCGGTGATGAGTTGGGTTTGGTAGGGGCGGAGTTGGATGGTCATACTGGCGCTGCTCCAAACTCAAACCGTTGGCTTAATGCTGCATTCGCAGCCTCAAACGCTTTGACCCAGTTCCAGCGTGGTTTCAGATCAAAGCTGATTGGGTAACCTGCCTTGTCATCAATGGCAGAAGGTTTATCCCAGTAATGAAACGTTCCACGTCTATGATGCACTGGATCAAAATCACCAGTTTTCTGGTAAGCAAGCCAATCGTAAACTTCTCCCATGCCAAAATAGTGTGATCTAATTTCATCAAATGTTGTTGGCGTGAAAAACATTACTGCCGCATTTGTTGCGCTAGCCAGTTCCCTGGCCAAGCGCGTTTCGCGCTCATCTGGCTTGCAATGTTTGCATTCAATCCAAAACCACTCTGTTGGCCTGTCGTGGTAATGGACCTTAAAATCAGGCAAGTAGCGGCCAGAAGGCAGTTCAAAGCCTTGCGGCTCGTATTCCCACCTGACACCAAGATGCTGTAAAAAGCATGCCACGCGAGCTTCGTGGCGGCTACGGAAAAGCCGCCCGTAGGCGGCGGTTTCAATGGCCTTTATCATCACAAAACTCCGGCGGCCATGCAGGTGTCGATGATGTAACCAACGGCTTCGCTTTTTGCGTATTTGCCTTCTAAGCCTTTTTCTTTGATTACCTTTTCAATAAATTGATACCTAGCCAAACTGTAAGGAACAGAGGCGCTTGGTTTGCTGCGTTTTTCACTTGCGGGACATGCAACTACAACCTGCTCAGCTTCAAGTGTTTCAAACGCTAGCGGCTGAAGATTTGCGTGCAATGCGTTGCACGTCCATTTTGTACTGCCGGGTTTTTGGCATGGCCGCGGCGTTGATATGGCAATTTCTGTTCCAGGTTCAAGGCTTTTTACGTCAACCGTGAAATCGGTATCTGAATAACAGAAGGCTTCTTCACCATTTGCAAGCTGGACTTTAACCCAGTCGTAGTTATCAGGACCGCGATCAAGGACTGTTGCCATCAAATAACGGCCGCCGCTTTGTGGCTGCACAAAGAGAGTCATGTGAGTAGGGACGAGATGAGGCGATTGCTCGCGTGCCGGATCGTAGCGCATCCGCCTACCGACTGCAACCCTTGACATTGTAGAAGAACCGACTACAATGGTAAAGCCTTCACGCCGACTATGCCTCTAGCCAATCCAACACCTGTGCGCTTAGCGCAAGATCAGCTGCAATGGCTGGATTCTTGGCGTGCCGACCGCATGAGCCGTGGCGCCGCCATCCGCTGCTTGATCGATCAATTCATAGAGCTGCAGCAGCGAGGAATCATTCAGTCAAGTATCCAAGTTAATTAAAAATGACGGCAACCGAAGCAGCCAACGGCAGGTGGCCTGACCTGCTGGCGCATTTTTGCGGTCTGACGCCAGACCAGCTATCTGACAAGCATCAGCCGTGCCCGCTATGTGGCGGCAAAGATCGCTATCGCTTTGACGACCAAGACGGCAGCGGCTCTTGGTATTGCAATAAATGCGGCGGCAAGGATCAGTCAGGTGGCGGCGGCACTGGCATGGATTTATTGATGCGCCATCAGAACTGGTCCTATGTCGAGGCTTGCCAGCGCATTGAGCAGCATCTCGGCATTGCCAAGCCAATACCAGATCCACCATTGCCACACGGCAAGCAATTCTGGCAATACAGCAGCACTTTTTACGTTGTCCGCAAAGACAAGCCAGATGGCGGCAAAGACATCCTCCCGCTGTGGTGGGATGGCTCCGCTTGGAAATGGAAAGCGCCGCCGGTTCCACGTCCGTTGTATGGCAAGCGCCAACTAGCGCTCAAGCCCAACGCGCCAGTGCTGGTGGTTGAAGGCGAAAAAACCGCTGATGCAGCAGCGCTGCTGTATCCATCAGCCGTGGTCATCACCTGGCCAAGTGGTTGCAAATCTATCGACAAAGCCGACTGGTCGCCGCTTGTCGGCAAGCGCTGCGTCCTATGGCCTGATGCCGACGATGTCGGACGTGAAGCCATGGCAAAGCTAGCGATCCGACTTTTGAAGGCTGGCGCTGATCAAGTGCGCATCGTGCATCCACCAGCAGATGTGCCAGAGGGATGGGATCTAGCTGATGCTGATTGGAGTGTGGCCGCGGCCGCTGCGTATCTCAAGCACAACCGCTCTGCACCGATTGAGCTGCCGGAACTGGCACCAGAACCTGAACCGGAGCCAGTCATTGAACCAGATCCACTGCCGGATGGCAATGACTACTTCACGTGTCTTGGCTTTGACCATGACGCCTTCTATTACCAGCCGCACAGCACCGGGCAGGTAACCAGGCTGTCGCGCTCAGCGCATACCGGCACCAACCTTTGCGCCATTGCACCGCTTGCCTATTGGGAGTCGCTTTACCCATCCAAGACCGGCGCCAACTGGACTGCAGCGGCAAGCAGTCTTTTTGAGCGTCAAGCCGCAGCAGGCATCTATTCACCAGATCGCATACGTGGTCGTGGCGCATGGTGGGACCAAAAGCAATCCGTGCTGCACCTCGGTGATCGCCTCGTGGTTGGCGCCACTGAGGTGTCAGTAGCTGCTGGCATCACCGGTAGTCGATACCTTTACCAACGCCTTGGCAGCTTGCGTGGACCGGGTACTGCCGTGCCGCTTGCTGATCAAGATGCCTTTGTACTGCTGGAACTGGCAGGGCGGTTTAAGTGGGAAGTCCCGGCATCCGGATTGCTCATTGCCGGATGGGCAGCACTTGCGCCGATTTGCGGTGCTCTTGACTGGCGACCCCATATCTGGCTCACCGCAGGTGCCGGCTCCGGTAAGTCCGCCATCTTGGATCGCTACATCGCTCCATTGCTCGGCGACCTCGCCCTTTACGTGGCAGGCAACACCAGTGAAGCCGGCCTGCGGCAGACCTTGCGGGCTGATGCACTGCCAGTGGTATTCGACGAAGCCGAGTCCAACGAACGCCCGGACCAGCAGCGGATGCAAGCTGTCCTGTCGCTAGCGCGTGTCGCCAGCAGTGAGTCACGGGCGCAGACCATCAAAGGCAGCGCTGAAGGTGACGCGCAGCGTTACACCATCCGCTCCATGTTTCTGATGAGCAGTATTGCTACTGCACTTAAGCAAGGCGCTGATAAATCACGCTTTGCGCAGCTCACATTACGCAATCCCAATGAGTTTGCCAAAGATGATCGCATTGCGCACTGGGAATCCCTTGACCGGGACCTTGATCGCTATGTGACTGATCAAGTCGGGCAGCGTTTACAGGCGCGCACTATATCGTTGATTCCGGTAATCCGCCAGTCGGTCAAGGTGTTTACCCGTGCAGCTGCTGAGGCTTTTGATAGCCAACGCCTTGGTGATCAGTACGGCACATTGCTAGCTGGTGCATGGTCTTTGCAGTCCAGTGAGGTGCCAACACGTGATCAAGCGTTTGCGTTGATTGATCAAAACGAGTGGGAATCTTACTCGCAAACCACTGAAGTACCGGATGAAAAGCGATGCCTACAGCGTATCCTTCAGCAGCAAATCCGCGTTGAAGCGGATAAGGTTATTACGCGTACTATTGGCGAATTGGTAGAGCGCGTGCTTGGTTATTCCAATGACCTAGCTGTAACCAAAGAGCTAGCAGAAGCCACGCTTGGGCGTAACGGCATCAGGGCTGACGACGGTTGCGTGGTGATCAGCAACACCGCTGAGGCCATTGCTGCCATCCTTTCCGACACGCCATGGAGCAACTGCTGGTCGACCGTTTTGGCGCGTTTACCCGGCGCAACCAAGCCAGGCGTAACAAGATTCAAAGGCGTCACTGGTGCCTCAAGGGCAGTGTCCATCCCGATTTCGGAGGCATAGCGTTACGCCTGTAACGGTCGGCGTAACGCTGAGATCCCTTGCAGCGCAAGGGATGTTACGGAAAAACCCGGTTGTTACGCTTCCGGAATACATCCCCCCCTATAGAGAGAGAGCAAATAATCCCTAAACAACCCTGCTCCTATGTATGTATATGTATCTGGAAAGAGGCGTAACAACGTAACAGAGGTGGGCAAACCCACTGCGCCGCAGTCGATCTCGGGTGTTACGGTAGGCGTAACAGGCTGTTACAGGCGTAACACCAGCTCGCAAGGCGTAATCTGCACCACTCACTGAGCCCACCAATGCCTGAAATCAAACTGAATGTCACCACCGTCGACCTGGCGCGGCTCAATGCCGAGGCCAATGCCGCTGGCATCCCACGTGCACACCTGATCCGGCAGCGTGCATTGGGTGGCGGTGGTGTTGCAGGATTGAGCACGGCGGCATACCATGCCCTGGTGGCGGATGCCTGCGCCTTCATGCGCGGTGACCTCAACCGCCGTCACGTTGAAACTCTCGTCGCATATGTCATCGCTCATTCACATCCCAGCCAAGCAACAGCCGGTGATCAATCGGCTGCATGAAACAATGACCCAAGCAGTGGCGTACGCCGCAGCCATTGCTGACAATGCCGCCGATGACGGCGTGCGGCTACCGATGGAGCTGGTCGACAGCTTCGCCGCTGACTACGAACGCATCATCAACAGCCTCGTCATTGCTGCAACCGTCAAATGAAAGCCATCACCTGCCAAGCTGATCTCGACCACGCATTGCGCACCATTACGCCAGCCGTTGGTCATCGCAGTTCACACCCGATCCTTGATTGCTGCCTGATTCAAGCCGCAGGCGGCACCATGACCGTGACCGGTTTCAACCTGGACCTCGGCATCACCTGCACCATTCCAGCCGCAGTGGAGACCGATGGCGCGGTAGCACTGCCATATCGGCTGCTGGCTGGCCTTGTGAGCCGCTTTGAGGGCGATGAGGCTCTGACCCTCGCAGATGGCGCTCTGACGGCTTCTGCGGGCTCCTACGGGCTTGCAGCGCAGGATGCGGCGGACTATCCCGCATTGCCCGTTGTGGACGCCACCAGCAGCGAGCTGCACCTATCCGCTGGTATCCGTGCCTGCATGGCTGCCGCCAGCACCGACGCCGCTAAGCAGTTGCTCCAAGGCATCCATCTCGGCAATGGTCACATGGAAGCCACCGATGGCCATCGCCTCATGCGGTACGCCATCGATCTGCCGGCTGACCTGAACGTGGTACTACCAGCTAGTACCATGCGCCTACTGCAGGATCGTGTCGCCACCATCGCTGTCGCCAAAGGTCAAGCCGTGATCGACGCCGGTGATGGCATCACCATCTACAGCCGCATCCTCGATGGGTCATACCCAGACGTGGCCAAGCTCGTGCCTGATGCCTTCAAGCACACGCTCACCGTCAGCCGGCACCGCCTCACGCGTGCGTTGGAGCGTGTTGCGATCATCGCTGATGCGCACAACTCCATCGTCAAGCTCACCGCTGCTGATGGCTACATGGTCATCACCGCTGAAGCTGATGCCAACAACGGCAAGGAACAGCTAGGCATCGACGGCGACGCCTATGGCACCTGGGCATTCAACGTGCACTACTTGCTCGATGGCATCAAGGCATTCAAGCCCGCTGAAGCCATCACGCTGCACGCCAATACAGCAACCACACCCGTGGTACTGACACCAAGCGGCGTGGATGGTGTAACGTATCTTGTAATGCCTGTGCAAGTTCGCAGCTAACATTTATGTATGGCCAAATCTAAGACCAAAGACAAAACCCACTACACTCACGAAGAGCTGTTGTGCATTTGGTCAGAACTGGCCGAGATCATTGCTGCTGGCAATAATAAGATCTCCATTCCCAAGCTCATCATTGAAAAATGGGGGGTGTGCAGACCTACCGCCGATAAGTGGTACGACTGCGCTAAACAGCTGCTTTACCAAACCTGGGATCAATCAACGCTGGCTGAAATGAAAGCTAAGCGACTGCAAACGCTTGAGATGACAATCGAGCGTGGAATGCGGACAAACCAGTTAGGTTCAGTGATTGGCGCAGTCAGGCTGCAAGCTGAAATGCTTGGATTGGTTGGCAAGTGAGCTGCATTGAAGCCGAGCTGTTAACACGCTCGGCACTGCAATTAGACGAATCAAGCGAGCTGGACTTGGCGGAGCGCCTTGCCACCATCCGCGCTGACCTGCACCCAGGCCAGCTTGCTTTTGTGGATGATGCCATCACAGAGATCATTGGCATCTCGGCTGGTTATGGCGCTGGTAAGACACGTGCGTTATGCGCGAAGGCTGTCATGCTCGCCGCGGCCAATCAAGGCTTCATCGGTGCAGTGATGGAACCGACTGGACCATTGATCCGTGACATCTGGCAGAACGACTTTGAACAGTTCTTGGAGGCGTATGAGATCCCATACACCTTCCGCGCCAGCCCGCTGCCTGAGTACATGCTGCACCTGCCAGGCGGTGATACCAAGATCCTGTGCCGTAGTTTCGAGAATTGGAGCCGCATCATTGGCTTGAACCTTGCATGGGTGTTGGCGGATGAGATCGACACGGTGACCCCATCAATTGCCAACAAGGCATTCCCGAAGATCCTTGGTCGCTTGCGCGCTGGCAATGTCCGCCAGTTCGGCGCTGCATCCACTCCGGAGGGCTTCCGCTGGATGTGGAACACTTTCGGCAGTGAGGACGCTCAAGATCGCGCCGACCGCAAGCTGATCAAGATGCGATCAGTCGACAACCCACACCTACCGCCGGACTTCATCGAGCGGCTGCAGGCCAACTACGACCCCAACCTGCTGCGCGCCTATTTGGATGGTGAGTTCGTCAACCTCACCACCGGCACCGTGTACGACCGCTTTGATCGCGCCAAGCATGTGATCAGCGACGTGCCATACCTCGATCGTGAACCACTGCGCATCGGCGTTGACTTCAACGTTGGCAACATGTCCGCCATCATCGGCATCCGGATGGGCGACAAGCTGCTAGTGATTGATGAGATCAGCGGCGCGCATGACACCGACGCATTGGCGCAAGAGATCCAAGCGCGCTATCCACATCGCCGTATCTACGTCTACCCAGATGCCAGCGGCGGCAACCGCAGCACCAACGCCAGCCAGACCGACATCCAGATCCTTGAGTCCTATGGCATGTCAAACCAATCACCACGCGCTAATCCTCCCGTCCGTGATCGCGTGGCTGCTGTTCAGGCTTTGCTGGAGAACGGCAAAGGTCAAATCAGGCTGACTATCCACCAGCGCTGCAGGCGTCTGATCGAATGTTTGGAGCTGCAGTGCTACACCGACAAAGGCGACCCTGACAAAGACGCCGGCCACGACCACATGAATGACGCACTGGGCTATCTGGTGTGGCGTGAGTTCAACCCACTACATGCAGGCGCTGGTCGTGGCACTGGAATTAGACTATATTGATTGCGCTTTGCATTACCTCTACCCATGCTGAAAGGCGCTGAACTACTGGCCAAGGTGAAAGAACTAGGCGACGCACCTAAGTCTGAACTGGTGCGTGCCTGCGGTTATGTGATCAAAGATCGCGTGGCGTTCACCCAGTTCTATGAAGCACTGCTTGAAGCCAAAGGGGTTGATCTCAATGGCAAGACCAGCAAGCGTGGCCGCGGCTTGACCTACAAGGCCAAGGTGCAATTCAACGGCAAGTTACAGATTGGTGATGGCTACCTGCGTGAAATGGGCTACGAACCTGGCGCTGAGTTTGACATCAAGCTTGGCCGCAATAGCATCACGCTGACTGCGGCTTAAACTGTTACCAATTAGGCGCGCTGCAATGTACACCGGCTTTAACGCATACGATCGGCCAACGGCGCAGCGCACCGTTTCTAAGGTCAGCGATCCCAATACAGCGTGGTATGCGCAAGAGCCGCATTGGATCTTGATTGAAGACCTACTGCAAGGCACTTACGGGATGCGCAAGAAGCATCGCCGGTATCTGCCGCAAGAGCCGAGGGAGTTGGATGAAAGTTATGACAACCGTCTAGCGCGATCAGTCTGCCCGCCGTATTACATGCGGCTTGAGCGGATGCTGGCTGGCATGTTGACCCGCAAGCCCGTGCGGTTGGATGACACGGCAGACGTCATCCGTGAGCAGTTGTTTGATGTTGACCTGCAAGGCAATGACCTTAATGTCTGGACCTATGAAACCACCCGCAAGATGGTGCGTTATGGCCACGTTGGTGTATTGGTGGATGCACCTGCTGATGGAGGCAGACCCTACTGGGTGACCTACACACCGCGGCAAATCCTTGGCTGGCGCACTGAGCAGCAGGAAGGGCAGCAGGTCTTGACCCAACTGCGGCTAGCTGAGATGGTCACCGTGCCCGATGGCGACTTCGGCGAAAAGGCTGTCGAGCAGATTCGTGTATTGATGCCTGGTGAATACCAGCTTCATCAACGCAATGATGACGGTGAATACAAGATCGTTAATGAAGGCCGCACAAGCCTCAGCAAGATCCCATTCAGTGTTGCCTATGCACAGCGGCATGGCTTCATGGAATCACGTCCGCCGCTTGAGGATATTGCTGAGCTGAACCTAAAGGCATACCAAGTGCAATCTGACCTTGATAACCAGTTGCACATCTCTGCGGTGCCGATGCTTGCCTTCTATGGCTTCCCAACATCAGCAGAGGAAGTCAGCGCTGGACCTGGTGAAGCGATTGCATTTCCCGCTGATGGCAGGGCTGAATACATCGAACCTGAAGGCCGCAGCTTTGACTATCAGTTCCGCAGGCTTGAGCAGCTTGCATTGCAGATCAATGAGTTAGGGCTATCGGCAGTGCTTGGCCAGAAGCTATCAGCAGAAACCGCTGAGGCAAAGCGCATTGATCGCAGCCAAGGCGACAGCACGATGATGGTGATCGCGCAGAATGTGCAGGACATGATCGACAACTGCCTGCAGTTTCACGCTGATTACATCGGCAACAACACCGCACCAGGTAGCGCATACGTCAACCGCGATTTCCTTGGTGCACGCCTTGAACCTGCAGATATCCAATCGCTGCTGCAGCTTTACACCGCTGGCACCATCACACAAGAAACGCTACTGACTGAGCTAGCAGAAGGTGACGTACTGGGCGACGACTTTAACGTAGATGCAGAGCTTGAGGCTACGGCCAATGCGGGACTTGATCTACCGCGTGCTTGATTGGATCACTGATCGACTCGTTGACATCATGATCATGATCGAACCCAAGCGACCGCGAAAGCAAGAGCTGGATTATCACGTATCACTGTTGCCACCTGAGATCCTTGCCATTGTGCGTGTTACTTGGTACAAAGACGGCAAAGCGCATGAGGTGGATCAAGTTACATTAATGGAAGATGGCGATAATGGGTTCGAGGCATTTCAATCATTGGTCGGCAGTGCGTTGCGCCAGGGCGCTAATGTCAGCATCCGCAGCGGATACAGCCCAGAAGATCTTGGTATCTACCAATGAGCGACGTACCCGAGGCGCTATTTCGTAATGCCATTGATCTGAACCGCTACAGCAATAGCGTTGCCCGACGGTTGATCAATGCTTACAACGACATCATCATTGATGCGGTCAATCAGCTCCGCGCCATTGATGAACTGGCAGCACCGGTCAAGGCTGCAAGGCTGCGCGCGATCTTGGCGCAACTCAAGGACAGCCTCGCCACATGGGCAGGTGACAGCACTGAGATCACAGCAACTGAACTGCAGGGCATTGCGCAGTTGCAATCGGAGTTTGTCACCGAGCAGCTACAGCTTGCACTGCCAGCCGGTCAGCGCAGCATTGTCAACACGGTTGAGATCAGCCCGCAGTTTGCTCAATCTGTCGTCACCACCGATCCAACGCAGATCAATGTGGTGGCGCTCAGTGATGATCTGTTCGCTGCAGTGCAGGGCGCACCGCAAACGTTCAGCCTCCCTGCAGCCAAGGGTGCAACGATCACCCTGCCCAATGGCGAAGTGGTCACCAAGGCATTCCGCGGCATTGCGGTTGATCAAGCTGAGCGGTTCTCTCAAGTGGTGCGGCAGGGGTTGTTGACTGGTGAGCCGACACCCGCAATCGCCAAGCGGTTGATCGGAAACCTTGAGTTTGGTGAAACCGCCAAAACCGTCAAGCAACTCGTAGCAGCAGGTGGGCAAGCAACAGCCGTTGCAAACAATCAAGTGTCTGCTTTGGTGCGCACTAGCATCAATCAAGTTGCCAATGCTGCTAGCCAGCAGGTGTATGAAGCAAACCAAGACATCGCCAAGAAGTATCGCTATCTGGCAACACTGGATACCCGCACCAGCAGCATTTGCCGTGCATTGGATGGTCGAGAGTTTGAATACGGCAAAGGGCCAACACCGCCGCAGCACTTCAACTGCCGCAGTACTACAGTGCCAGTGCTTGACCTACCACCAGATGCACAGCCGCTGCCAGTAGGTAAGCGTGCAGCAGCGGGCGGCATGGTGCCAGGTAACACCACCTACGGCGAGTGGTTGATCAAGCAAGACCTAGCAACACAAGCCAAGGCGTTAGGTGCAGAGAAAGCTAAGTACTTCCGCAAACTATCAGAGAAGCATGGCGCCAAGGATGCAATAGCTAAGCTTGTGCGCGATGATGGCTCAGAGCTAACCTTAGAACAGCTACAAGCGCGATATGGAGCTGCCTAGCACACTGCATCAACGCAATGGTCTGTTGATCAGCGATCCAGTTGAGGTGCTGATTGGCGAAGCATGGATGCCAGCAGTCTTGTGCCAACGCGAGGATGGCAGCCACTATTGGGCAACAGCTAGCCTAAGTAAACTGCCTGCAGTTGAGGACTGGCGTTATGCCACTGAAGCGGGGCAAATCGCAGGCTGTGATATCAGCCAACATCAAAAGCGAAATGAAAAAGGGCAAGCCACAAAAGCAAGCCGTAGCAATCGCGCTCGCAAAAGCCGGCAAGTCACGCAAGAAGAAGGCTAAGTAATGGCTAAATCTGGTCTCTACGCCAACATCAATGCCAAGCGCAAGCGCATCAAAGCAGGTGCCAAGGAACGCATGGCACGCAAGGGTGAAGCCGGCAGGCCAACTGCTGCTGCATTCAAGGCTGCTGCTAAGACGGCGAAGAAGAAGTGATAACCTAAAGCTGCACTTAAGCCTGCGGCTTATCCATGTCCGAAGAACAACAAGCCCCGGAGTCTGCGACTACCGAGGGCGGCAATACCGAAGCACTGCAGCGCAGTGTTGAGGCACTTGAACGCAAAAACCAAGAGCTGATCGCTGAACTGCGAGCAGCAAAGAAGTCCAAGGCGCCGGATGGTGTCAATGTTGAAGAGCTACTTGAGTTCAAGCGCAACTACGAACAGCAGCAGCTTGAATCACAAGGCAAGTACCAAGAAGCCCGACAGGCTTTGGAGCAGCAGTTCCGCGAGGCGACGGCGCAGAAGGACCAGCGCATCGCAGAACTTGAATCACGCGTCCGCGAGCTGGAGCTTGTCACACCGGCAGTAACAGCACTAGCTGAAATCGTCCACGACCCGGACATGGTGCTCAAGACAAAGCTCAAGCCTGAATCAATCGAACGCGAAGCTGATGGCACCGTCGTGGTAGTAGACGGCTACCAGCGCACACCAGTGCAGGAATGGGCGAAGACGCTACCGGCATGGATGCAGAAGCAACCCAAGCCGCAAGGCAGCGGTGCACCGACCGGTGGTGCCAGCAGCAGTGTGCCAGCCGGCATGACCAATCCATTCAACCGCGATACGTTCAACCTCACTGAACAGGCACGTCTGTACAAAACTGATCGTGATCTGTACGAACGTATGAAAGCCAACGCAAACCGTTAGTATTTACGTGTCTGCTCGTGATGGCTGCGCCGCATTGAGCCTAGGGCTGCGCCCACATCTGTAATCCATTCCTGGTGATCCATCATGGCGACTCTTCGCTCTGACATCATCATCCCTGAAGTATTTACGCCTTACGTCCTTGAGGCCACTACCCAGCGCGATGCCTTTCTGGCTAGCGGTGTGGTGCAGCCCATGGCGGAGCTGAATGCTACTGAGGGTGGCGACTTTATTAACGTGCCTTTCTTCAAGGCAAACCTCTCTGGTGACTTCGAGGTGCTGACCGATAGCACCAGCCTGACCCCTGGCAAAATCGAAGCTGCTAAGCAGACCGGTGTGATCCTGCACCGCGGTCGCGCATTTGAAGTGCGTGACCTCGCTGCTATGGCATCCGGCGCTGATCCAATGGCTGCTATCGCCAGCAAGGTGGCAGATTATGTTGCCAACCAGCGTCAGAAGGATTTGCTGAAGTGCCTTGAAGGCGTGTTCGGAAGCCTGTCGGCTAACACCTCCAGCTCGGCATTCTTCGATCTGGCAGTGGACTCCGAGTCTGGCGACACCCGCGCCATCCTGTCCCCCCGTACCGTCAGCAAGGCACGCGCCAAGCTGGGTGATCAAGGCGACAAGCTGACTGCCGTTGCAATGCACAGCGATGTGTATTTCGACTTGGTGGAGCGCAAGGCGATTGATTATGTGACCGAGACTGACGCTCGTCTGACGTCTTCGGTGACTGACTTTGTTGGTGGCAGCATTGCCGCCGCCTATGGCAACCCCTCTGTGCCCACCTACATGAATCTGCGTGTGATCGTCAGTGACGACATCGCACCTACCAGCACCAACTATCCCATCTACTTCTTCACCCAAGGCGCTATCGCCAGCGGTGAGCAGATGGCGATGCGCACTGAAACCGACCGCGACATCCTCGCCAAGAGCGATGCAATGTCGATCGACCTGCACTACACCTACCACCCGGTTGGTGCACGTTGGGCGGTGACCACCACCAACCCGACTCAAGCGCAGCTTGCCACTGTTGGTAACTGGGCGAAAGTGTACGAAACCAAGAACATTGGTATCGTGCGTGCCACTGTCACTTCTAACTACTGAGGTAACTAACCATGGCGCAACCTTCCATGTTTGAAGTGAGCACTGAGCAGTATCTGACTGCCACTCACTACATCGCCTCCTCGGTGGCTGATGTGCAGTTCTGGACCGCTCCGGTCAAGTGCACCGTCGTGGGCATCCGCGAAGTGCACGCCGTAGCCGGTGATGACGGCGGCGCTGTTACCGCAACGATTCGTCGTTGCCAAGGCACCGAAGCCGCTACTGCTGGCGATGACCTGCTCGGCAGCACCAAGATCAACTTCAAGGGCGCTGCTCTCACCGAGCAAGCACCTGCGCTGACTGACACCACTGCTGATCTCACCCTTGAGGCTGGCAACCGTCTCAGCCTTGATGTGACTGGCACAACCACCACCTTGGCTGGTGTGATCGTCACCGTGCTGCTGAAGCGTGCCTGATGGGCATGTACGCCTTTCGGCGACTGCGTGAACGGGAGGCTGCTTCTACGGAGGCAGCCTCTATTTCTATGGCAGAGCCTACACTGACCCCAGAGGTACAAACCGATGGCAATAGTAATCGACGCCACAGTGGGCGGCGCAAACGCCAACAGCTACCTGACGCTGGCGGATGCGCAGGCGATCATTGATGGCTTGGTTGAGGATGATGATGTCACTGCATGGGCATCAGCAACCACCGATCAAAAGAACCGTGCGCTATACACCGCAACGCAGCGGCTGGATCGTGAACGCTACCTAGGTGCACGCGCAACTGATACGCAGGCATTGCAGTGGCCACGCACTGGCGTGCGCAAGCCTGACACCTACATCAATACCTACGCGGTTGGTTTCCCATTTCGGATCACGACCGACTATTACACCGACACCGAGATCCCAACGCAGATCAAGCAAGCGCAGGCTGTGCTTGCGGTGTACCTGAACAACAACAAGGACGGGCTAGGACTGAACGGGCTTGAGGATTACAACAGCGTCACGATCGGACCGATCAGCGTTAGCGTCAACCAAAACAGCCCGCAGTCTGGTGTTGATAAGGTGCCGCCGCTGATGGAGCGATATCTGACCGGGCTTAGAATTAGTGGACCAGGCAACATTGCAATCCGACGGTCATGAGCATCTTCCTTGGCGGTGGCGATGCAGTATCACGTGAGGGTCTTGAGATTCCGCTGCATGATTACATCAGCAACACATACGACGGCAGTGGCAACCTGACCACTGTTGAGTATTACCGCGGTGGATCAGGCGGCAAGTTGGTGGCAACGCTCACCATGACCTACGACGCCAACGACAACCTGCTCACCGTCACCAAGAGCTGAGTCATGACGCGGATCGACATCGCTAAAGGCACCATCCTGCAGGGCGTCGATCTGCTGCAGCTTTGGGGCAACAACCGCTTGATGATCGGGCTTGATGGGCAGTTCCGCCTAGCACCGGTCATTGATACGGTGACGCTTGAGTTCATGGCAGCAGAAGATAACGATCGACTGCTGTACGAAGACAACGACAAGATCAAGCTGGAAGGTGCGGCATGACGCTTGCAACGCCGCTGCGTAAGGTAGCCAGCAAGCTGATGGCTAAGTTTGGCGGTACGGTCACCATCCGCCGTGTCACGCCTAGCAGCTACAACACCACGACCGGCGCTATCACGGAAACCACAGCCGACACCAGCGTGCGCGGTGTACTGGAAAACGTGAACCTACGCGAGGTCAACGAGCTGATCCAAGCTGGCGACAAGCGGCTGACGATTGCAGCGGCTGATGTGACCAATGCACCAACGGCTGCAGATCGTGTGGTGATCAGCGGCATCAGCCATCAAGTAATCCGCGTGGAAACCATCGAGCAGGACAACACCGCGATCACTTACGCGTTGATCTTGAGGGCTTGATCATGGCACGCCGCATTGAGCTATCGCAGTTTGGGCAATACGCAGAGCAGAAATATGAACGCCTGCTGCGCGAGGTCGTATTTCAAACTGATGTGCTGCTGAAACAAGGCAGTCCTGTTGATACCGGCAGGCTGCGGCTGGCGTGGTCAATCAGTGAGCAAGGCACACCGGGTTACGATCCAGGCCCGCAAAGCAGCGTGCCTGCAATCCAGCCACCGCGCAGGCTTGACTACCAAGTTGAACGCGCCGGTAATGTCTACCACATCCACAACAACCTGCCATACACCGAGCCGGTGATCTATGGCACCAACCTGCCAGAATCGTGGGGCGGACGCTGGCGGTCAAAAAACAATCAAATTGAGAAGGGCTATCCGGATGTGATCGCCCGTGAAATGACCAACTGGGCGCGGCAGCGTGCTGATCAGCTCGGGAGGGAAGACTGATGGCAGCGCTGAATCTCAACACCGTACGAGCCACGATTGAAGGCAGGCTTGCAACAGAGCTGGCATTGTCGCCTGCTATCCCGGTCGTGTTTCACAACATGCCGTATACGCCAACACCAAATAGCTCATGGGTGCAGTGTTTGGTCAGCTTTGGCAACAACAACTATCTCACGATGGGCGGCACTACCGGTAGCAGCAATAGCGTGATCGGTCTGGTCTTGGTCAATATCTTTACCGCCAAAGGCGTAGGACCTGGCGCTAATTACACGATCGGCAAACGCATCCGCGACCTTTACAATAGGGTGGTAATCAGCGGTGTTCATTTTGACCCGCCTACTGGCCCAGAGGTGGTGGCTGCGCCAGCTCCTGAGGGTTACTTCCAAACTCAGGTCAGAATGACCTTTGAAACCTTCGAGGATCTCTAGCCATGGCTTTTTACCGAGGGCAGCAAGGCAGCGTCAAATTTGATGATGCTGGTTCCACTGCAGCAACAATCGCCAGCACTCGCGCGTGGTCGTTGACTGTTGAGAAGGAATCGCTCGACACAACCGCACTGGGTGACACCTACCGCGGTAATGTCGGCGGCTTGATCAGCGGCTCCGGCACCTGCGAGCTGATGTACACCGCCAGTAGCGCCGATGAAACTAATGTGTTCATCGAATACGTCAACACCGCCAATGATGCAGGTGCTGCGTTGTTTGAGCTGTACCTTGATACCGCTGGCACTAAAAAGATCAGCTTTGATGGTGTCGTAACTTCTGCTGAGTACTCTGCCACCGTTGGTGAAATCGAAGTGATCACGGTCAGCTTCGTGACCAACGGTGCCATCACTATGGACATCTGATCATGGCTTTCTATCGCGGGCAACAAGGCACTGTCTTCTTTGATAAGGCAGGCAGCGGCGGTGTATCTGAGATCGCTGCCGTGCGGTCGTGGAGCATGACCGTTGAGAAGGAGTCCTATGACTCCACTACTCACGGCGCCACCTATCGCGCCAACGTAGGTGGACTGATCAGCGGCAGCGGCACCATCGAGTTGATGTATGACGCGCCAGGCGCTGGCGACAAGCTGGACCTGATCAAGGACGTCAACCAAGCAACCGACGAGGCTGATGCCTTTGTTGAGTTGTACCTTGATGAAACCGGCGGCAAAAAGATCACCGGTAACGTGGTCGTGACTAGCACTGAATACAGTGCTACCGTTGGCGAGATCGAGATCGTTACAGTCTCGTTCGTGACGTCCGGAACACTCACGCTTTCTATCTGATGCCTGCTGCAAACCAGCGCCCGGTTGATCTACTCACGGGCGCTTTTGATCTCAACCAACGCCGCAAGTTTGAAGTCACCAAAGACGACGGCACTGTAGTAATGGATCTGTACTTTAAACCGGTGACGCGTGCTGATCGCAAGAAGGCGATGGTGCTCGCTGGTGGCGATGAAGCGCTTGATATCAGCACGCAGGTGCTGTGCCAAGTAGCAGAGCTTGAAGATGGCACCAAAGCTTTTGCACCGGCTGATGCAGCCAAGCTGCAACGTGAGCTGCCGGAGCGTGTGCTGAACGAGCTTGAGCTGTTCTTGTTTGGTCTTGGCGGTGAGCCTAGCCTTGAGGAAGCAAAAAAAGCCTAGAGGAAGACTCATGGTTGTTCTTTGAGTTCTTCCTTGCTACAGAACTTGGCATGACAGTCAGCCGGTTACGTACTGAGCTGACTGATGCTGAGTTTGTTCACTTTGCTGCCTACTATGAAGTGAAAGGCAAGCGCGAGAAAGAAGCAATGGATCGCGCTAAGTCACGGCGGTAGACTGGTTGCATAGGGAGGTGCTGCCGTGGCTGTTGCTGTTGTTGACGTACAGGTAAACAGTCAGTCTGCTGTACGCAACCTGCAGCAGATCAACGGTGCATCAAAAGCAGCAACAGCAGGCATTGGCGCATTGCGCGGCGCCGTCGCAAGCCTTGGTGTTGCGTTATCTGCAGCGGCTGCAATACGGTTTGTTGTCGTCAAGACCGCAGAACTTGAAACACAAACCCGCAGCATCCAAACGCTGACGGGCAGCGTTGATAAGGCAAAGCAGATCATCTCTGAACTGCAGGCGATCGGTGCAGTGACGCCGTTCACCAGTACAGAGCTGATCGAGACCGCCAAGCGGTTGACGGCTTTTGGCGTCAGCGCCGACAAGGTGGTCGAGACCACTAGGCGACTGGGTGATGTAGCCGGTGCCACTGGCGCCAATCTTGGCGAGCTGTCGCTTGCTTATGGTCAAGTCATCGCTAAGGGCAGGCTGCAAGGCGAGGAGCTGCTGCAGTTCCAAGAGCGTGGTGTTGCGCTGCAAGATGAGCTGCGCAAGATGTATGGGCTCACCGGTGAGGAATTCAGCAAGGCGCTGAGCAAGGGTCGCATCAGCGCAGAAGCGGTTGAGGTCGCCATTGTTCGCCTAACAGAAAAGGGCGGCAAATACGCCAATGGCGCAATCGCTCAAAGCGACACGCTGGCAGGCAAGTTCAGCACCTTGACGGATGGCGTTGAGACTATCGCAAAGAAGATCGGGCAAGTGCTAAAGCCAGCCCTTCAAGAAATACTTAACCTTTCTATTGCTGTTGTTGACGCAATCAACAAAGCGCTAGCCGGACCAGATTACAAGAAAGCGAATGATCGGCTATTTAATACGCGTGCGCGAATCAAAGAACTTAAAGGCGAGATCAAGCAAGCCGAATTGGCGTCTGTAGGGCTCGCCAAGGGTCTGGAGGTCAAAGGAATTGATGGGCAAGTTCTTTCTGGCGGGCAACCCGTATTGCCTGGAATGCGCTTTGAGCTGCAACACCTCGAAAAGCAAGCATCATCACTAGAGGGAAGGTTAAAGGAGTTGAGGGCTATCACGGCAACCAAACCAACCCCGCCAATCAAGCCACCAGCATTGCTTGCTGAAGAAAATAAAGGCGCGGCAGCAAAAGCAAAGCGCGAGGAAGAAAAGCGCAAGCGTGAAGCAGAGCGTGCAGCGCAGCAGATTGCATTGAGTAGCCGCTCGCTTGGTGTTGCACAGCAAGAGTTCATCATTCAACAACGACTGCTAACCGCACGCAAGAACAACAACCAGCAACTGGTATTAGCACGCGAGGCACAAAAGGATCTGCTAGCGATCAGCGCACAAGGTACTGAAATCCTTGCCAATAAAGATCTGCCAGCACAGGCAAAATCAAACCAGATTGCTGAGTTGCGTTACAAGGCAAAAGAGCGTGCGTTGCGCCTTGATGAAGACCTATTCAAGTTGCAGCAAGAGCAAGAGAAAAAAGATCAAGAACTAATCAAAGCAGGACAAGACAAGCTGCAAACATTGATAGATGAAGACGAACTTCTACGCGCCAGGCTTAAGGGCAACGAAGCCGAAGTGATTCTTCGGCATCAGTTGCGCGACATCACGAAAGAAATGACACCAGAGCAAAAAGCGCAGGCAGAAGCACTTGTCAAAGGAGCCGAAGCTTTGAAAAGGCAAATTGCTACCGCTGACCAGATGAAGCAGCTCTACACCGACATTGGTAGCGCCATCAAGGATGGCGTTGTTGATGCCATCCAAGGCGCTATTGATGGCACAAAAAGCCTCGGTGATGTTGCCTCGCAAGTGCTACGCAGCATCTCAGCCAAGCTGATTGATGTTGGCGTCAACCTTGCCCTATTCGGCAGCATGACCGGATCCGGCACTGGCGGTGGACTGCTCGGCATGGTTGGTCTTGGCGGCAAGCGTGCCATGGGCGGTAGCGTATCCAGCGGTCGCAGCTACCTCGTCGGCGAGCGTGGTCCGGAGCTGTTCACGCCAGGGCGCAGCGGCGGCATTGCACCATCCGGCGCCTTCGGTGCCACCAACGTGGTAGTCAATGTGGACGCCAGCGGCAGCAGCGTGCAAGGTGATGCAGGATCCGGCGCTGCATTGGGTCGCGTGATCGCAGCCGCTGTGCAGTCAGAATTGGTGAAACAGAAGCGACCTGGAGGCATTCTTGCGTAATGGCAGCATTCCCTGCGATCACACCAACGTATGGTGCACAAAAGGGCAGCGCACCGCGTACGCGCATTGTGCAATTTGGTGACGGCTATCAGCATCGCCTCACTGTTGGATTGAATCAAAACCCAAAGGTATGGACACTAACGTTTAATGTTTCCGAGACTGACGCCGATACGATCGAAACATTCCTAGATGCACGCGCTGTAGATAGCGATAGCTTCGACTGGACACCACCGGGCGAGGCAACCAGCTATAAGTGGATCTGCCAAGAATGGAGCAAGTCCATACCGTACAACAACCGCGCTACGGTCAGTGCAACATTCGTGCAGGTATTTGAACCATAATGGCAGTCCCATTTGCGGCACTACAGGAGATCAACCCTGGCGCACTCATTGAGCTGTTTGAGCTAGAGCTTAACGTTGCGCAGCATGGCGTAGCGGATGTGTACCGCTTCCATGCAGGCATCAGCTTGCAAACTGGCGGCGCATTGCTTGCGGAAGACAGCACGCTGTTGCTGTACGAAAACGGCGATACCATCTCGCAAGAAACCGGCGGGCTGGTGTGGAATGGCAACACCTACTCATGGTTTCCGATCCAAGCCGAAGGCTTCGAGATGAGCGGCAATGGCACGCTGCCGCGGCCAACGCTTACGATGAGCAACCTATTCGGCACGATCACCGGATTGATCCTTAGCCTGCCGCGTGGCATTGAAGGCGCAAAGGTCACACGCATCCGTACGCTGGCGCGATACCTCGATGCCGATAATTTCCCTGGCGGCGTCAGCCCATACAGCCCAGACCCTACGGCTGAGTTTCCGCGGCAGGTGTTTTATATCGACCGCACTGCACTTGAAAATCGTGATGTCGGGCAATTCGAGCTTGCGTCAGTATTTGATCTAAGCGGTGTGCGCGCACCAAAGCGTGAATGCGTTAGCACCTACTGCCCTTGGGTGTACCGCGATCCTGAAACATGCCAGTACAACGGCACGCAGTATTTTGACGTTGATGACAATCCAGTGGCAACACTTGCTGAAGATGTATGCGGCAAGCGGTTAAGCAGTTGCGAGCGCAGGTTTGGTCAAATCACGAGGATCGGCAGCATCACAAGCGGCAGCAATCAGCTCGTCTTGGTTGATGGCACATCGGTTGCAGCAGGGCTGCCGGTCAAAGGCTTTGGTGTACCATCTGGCGCAACGGTATCCAGCGTCAGCGGCAACATCGTGACAATGAGCGCCAATGCCACAGCTACAAGCGTTGTTAGCACGACAGCAACACTGAGCACCGGCAGGACAACGCTCACGGTGGCATCAGCGGCAGGCTTAGCTGTTGGCATGATTGTAACTGGACCAAACATCCAAAACGGCACGACCATTGCGGAGATCAGCGGCACTACGGTAACGCTTAGCCAGCCTGTGCCATGGCTGAACATCGCAACGTTGATCACTACCAAGTCAAGCTCCTATCTCAAAGTGCAGGAGTTTGGCTATGCATCTAACCCGCGCGATCCAGATCCAACCAGCAGGATGATCGTGGTGCCAAACAGAACAAATATCGTATCCGGGTTGTATGTTATTGGCCCTACGATTGCCGAGGCAGATGCAGCGAGGGTTGGCAGCATCATCAGTAACAGCAGCGGGTTGACGCGCCTTTATGTGTCATTTGAAGGCAAAGTGAACGGCAGTGAAGGCACCTACAGCTTCTATGAAGTGCAAGCGCAGCCCAGTACTCTTTACACGTTTACAACGCCAGACCGTAACTACGTCTTCCGCACTGATGGCATCTTGAACTTCGGAGGCTTTCCTGGTGTCAGCACTTACCTGGCGTGATGCTGCAATGCAGCACGCAAAACAGCAAGATCCCAATGAGTCGTGTGGGCTACTGGTGGAGCTTGCGCCAGATGCGGTGATCTATTGGCCGTGCCGCAACATGGCAAACAGCGGCGAGGAGTTTGCCATGGATCCGTTGGACTACGCAGCAGCAGAAGATTCAGGCACTGTGCTGGCGATCATCCACAGCCATCCAGGCGGCAGTATCGAGCCGTCTAGACTGGACATCAGAGGGATACAACTCAGCGGATTGAGCTGGTTTATCATTGATCCACGCACCGAGCAATGGTCCGATGAATACCATCCGAGTGTATGGGCAGCTAGCGAAGTGCATCGGGCAGCGGGTATTCAAGGCAGCAATTAGCACACCAGCAGAGGCGTTTCGATTCCTAGCGGCAAACTACCCGCAGGTGAAGCAGCACATCCTAAATCAATGGTATGCGATCTATATCGGTGACTACCGGCTGACCGGTTACGAGGAACTGAATGATCCGATTGGTGCACAAGAGCTGCGCATCGTGCCGGTGTTCTCGGGTGAGATTAGATTCAGAACGAGAGCCGAAGTCGAAGGCACGCAAAGCAAAAGTATCAGCAGCAACCTGATAACTGGCGGCTTGGTTGCGCTTGGCGGCGGAATCCTTGGTACCATTATTGGCGGTGACATTGGCCGCATCATTACGATCGGCGCTGTTGGCGCAGGTCTTGCTTACGCATCATCTGCGCTTACACAGCCAGCGCCGCAGGTAGGTGTTGCTGCATCGCCATTACCAATCGCGCAATCCAAAGATCCACGGTCTAATTTCAACTTCAATGGCGTGCAAAATACCTCGCGTGCTGGTGTGCCTGTGCCAATCGTCTACGGTGAAGTGATCACTGGATCAGTGGTAATCAGCGCCGGACTTGATACAGTGCAGGTAAAAGGCTAATGGCGCTGCAATCTACGCAATACACGCAGATCATCGATCTGATCAGCGAAGGTGAAATTGAAGGCTTGGTAGATGGCGAGCAGTCCATCTTCTTCGACAACACACCACTGCGTGATAGCAGCGGACGGCGCAACTTTCAAAACGTCAGCGTTGATACGACCGCATTAGGCACTAAAGATCAAGCACCGATCAAGTTCGGCGATCAGTCGATTGATGAAGAGCGAACAGTTGGCGCAACAGTCGAAAAGGACAACCCAGTTATCCGCACGATCACGGATAACAACGTTGATGCAGTGCGCATCACCCTGCGATTCCCTGTGCTGTTCTCCAGTAATGGCAGCAAAGGCGCCAAGGTGCGTGTGCAAATTGCACGGCGTTACAGCGGTGGATCGTACGAAACAATCATTGATGACACGATCAACGGCAAAACGTTAGATCCCTATAACCGCGACTATCAAATCGAGATTGATGGCGCATTTCCAGTCGACATCAAGGTGACGCGAGTCACTGCAGATTCAACCAAGGCATCACTGCGCAATCGCTTTGAGTGGTCTTCATACACCAAGATTATTTACAGCAGGCTGCGCTATCCCAATACAGCATTGGTTGGCATCAGGCTAGATGCAAGGCAGATCGGTAACATCCCACAGCGCAGCTATCGCGTGCGTGGCATCAAGATTGCAATACCAGACAATGCCACCGTCAACCAATCCACTGGTGCGCTGTCCTACAGCGGTGCATGGGGTGGTAATTTCAAGGCCAGCAAAGAATGGTGCAGTGACCCGGCGTGGATCCTATGGGATCTGCTGACATCATCGCGCTACGGATTTGGTGATCACATCCAGCCAGCGCAGCTTGATAAGTGGTCATTCTTCAGCGCCAGCCAATACTGCGGTGCCACAGTACCAGATGGCTTTGGCGGGCAAGAGCCTAGGTTCTCCTGTAACGTCAACATCCAATCATCCGAGGATGCCTACAAGCTGGTTAATGATCTGTGCTCAGTATTCCGCGCTATGCCCTTTTGGTCGGAGGGCTCGCTAAGCATTGCGCAAGATGCGCCGGATTCAATCGCGCATCTATTCACACTGGCAAATGTCACCGAGAATGGCTTTACCTATCAAAACAGCAACCTAAAAGGACGGCCAACTGTTGCTGTCGTCTCTTATTTCAACATGGAGACACGCGACATTGCGCAGGAGGTTGTTGAGGATCTAGATGGCATCCAGCGCTATGGCGTGCAGAAGGCTGAGATCCAAGCCTTCGCCTGCACCAGTCGCGGGCAAGCGCATCGTCTCGGTGAATGGCTGCTGTACTCCAATCGCTACGAGACGCAGGTGGTGTCATTCACGGCATCGCTTGATGCTGGCGTGATCGTGCAACCTGGGCAGATCATTGAGATTGCGGATCCAACCCGCAGTCAGCAGCGCCGCGGTGGTCGTATTGCATCTGCCACCACCACTGCAATCACCGTTGATGATGCCACTGATTTGGTGCTTGGCACTAGTCCGACGTTATCTGTAATCTTGTCTGATGGCACGGTTGAATCGAAGACCGTTAGCAGCATCGTTGGCAATGTGATCACGGTCGGCAGTGCATACAGCAGCGCACCAAATCCAAACAGCATCTGGGTGTACCAGACAGCAGATTTAGAGGCATCCACTTGGCGTGTGATCAGCATTGCCGAGCAGGATGAGGCTCTCTATGCGATCAGCGCAGTTGCCTACAATGCCACCAAATACGACTACATCGAGCGTGATGTACCGCTGCAGCAGCGCGACATCACCAATCTCAACATCGTCTATGAAGCGCCGACATACGTTGTAGCCACAGAACGCATCTTTGAAAGCAATGGCATTGTGCTAGCGCAGATTGATGTGTCATGGCCAGCGGTAGATGGCGTTGATGTTTACCGCGTCCGCTGGCGGATTGATGACGGCAACTGGACTGAAATCGATCAGCAAACACTCGCCTACGGCATTGATGTTGCGCTTGCTGGCACCTATGACATTGAGGTGTACAGCGTCAACCCTGACAACCTAAGGCTGTCGCCAACTGCTGCTACAACGCAGATCGAAGCAGTCGGTAAGACCGCTGCACCTGCAACGCCAACTGGGCTTAGCTTGGTCGCCATTGATCAGGCCAGTGCAATCATTAGCTGGAACCGCAGCACTGAGCTAGACGTAATCCTTAACGGCAAAGTGCTCATTAGGCACCAAGCAACGCTATCAGGTGCAGTCTGGGAGAACGCGCAAGAGATCGTTGCCGCTGCTGCTGGCGGTCAAACGCAGAAGCAGGTGCCATTACTGGAGGGCACCTACCTAATCAAGTTTGAGGATGACACCGGCAACCGCTCTACCGCAGCAGCGTCGATCATTGTTGACCTACCGGAACCACTGCCACGGTTGGCGGTGCAAACCATCACGCATCCGCCATTCACTGGATCATTTGACAACACCTATTACGATCCTGCGCTAAACGGTGTCTCGCTGACCAATGACATCTGGGTAGATGACATGGCGCAAGATGGTAACTGGGATGGGTTGGAGTCGATTGATAATGTCGGCGGTTCAGTTGAGACTGGCAGCTATCTGCTGAATCCAACTGCATTGGATCTATCGCAGGTGTATGACATCAACCTGCGGCGGACGCTGGTAGTCAGCAGTTACATCCCTGGCGCATTGTGGGATACCAAGGACGCATTGATCGACACATGGAGCACAATCGACGATCTAGGTGATCGCGTTAATGCTGCTATGGAGGTGCGCACAACCACGGATGATCCAGCAGGCACGCCGACATGGAGCGACTGGCGCGACTTCGCTAATGCCACAGTGCGCGGCAGGGCATTCCAGTTCCGCGTGGTTGCTAGTACCACAGATGAAACACAAACGCCGGTGATCACCAATGCCTCGGTGGCGATTGAAATGCAGCAACGCACTGAGCAGTCTGATGTTCACGACACTGAAGTAAATGCTGGATCGTTCATCACCGGCCATGACTACACGATCGTCACGGTTGGCACCACTGACTTCACATTGATCGGTGCAGCAAACAACAACGTCGGAACCAAGTTCACAGCAACGGGACCAGGCACCGGCACCGGCACCGCTGCTGGGCCGTTCTTTATTGCCTTTGTGGATCGGTTCTACCAGTCACCTGCTGTTGGCATCACGATCTTCAACGCAGAATCAGGCGACTACTTTACACTGGATACACTGACACGCACCGGCGTTGATCTTGTGATCCACGACAAGAACGACAAACCAGCCGTGCGAGACTTCCAGTACACCGCCGTGGGTTACGGCAAGGAGATCATCTGATGTCACAGCACACACCTGCAGTAGCTACTGAGAACAGCTTTGTCATTGGCAACCAAGCTGGCGCGTCGTTCCGCAGTGATCTAAACGAAGCGTTGATGGCACTTGCCACTAACAACAGCCTCGCTACTGCACCGGGTGTCACGGCTGACACCGATGCCTACGCCTACATGTGGTGGGTTGATACGGATGCACCGGCGACGTTGTACATGCGCAATGGTGCTAATGATGGCTGGGTGACGGTTGGCAATACCACCTACCCATTCCTTGGTCTTGCTCCATCGCATTTCTTCAGGCTGAACTCTGGCCTGCAGCTAACTGGCAGCACCAGCGCTCAGAGCATCTTTGGCGTTGGCTGCAGCTTGCTGGCGAGCACCGTCTACGAGTTTGAGATGGTAGCGATGTTGAAGGATGTTGGTAACGTAACATCTACATCTGTCAGCATTGGCTTTGATTGCAGCAATGCTCCGAATAACTTCCATTATTCGTTTGTGGTTAACTGGACCAACACTGCTCCACCAAGCATCAACGCTCCGGACAATATGGGTTTTGTGTCAACCACGTCGGCGACGTTATTAGGTGCTTCGGGGAGCAACGACTACTTCAACATCCAAGCCAAAGGCACCATTTCCGTAAATGCTGCCACTACCTTCACGCCGCAGGTGACATTCAGCAGTTCAACGCCTGTATTCACCACCAATGCAGGGTCCTACATCAAGCTGCGGCCAATCGGTGCAGCAGGTAGCAATACCAATGTAGGCGGCTGGTCTTAAACTAAAAGCACGATACTGACCACCAATGGCTGACCGTAAGATTTCGGACCTGACAGCGCTTACGACGCCTGCATCAGGTGACTACCTGCCGATCGTTGACATCAGCGAGGCATCAGCCGCCAACAAAAACAAGCGGATCACCATCGAGGAACTACTGCGTGGCGCGCCTGATGGCACTGCTGGTGCGCCTGGGATTGCGTTTGAGTCGGATCCCAATACCGGCATCTACAGCCCCGGCGCAGATGCGTTTGGCGTGGTGACTGCAGGCACCGAACGCCTACGCATCACCTCAGACGGGAAAGTAGGCTTGGGATCTAGCGATCCGGGCTCTTTAGGCGGAATTCTAGCAGTTCAAAAAAATCAAACTGCAGATACAGCAATTGTTGTCGATAACAGCGGTACATCAGGCGCATCAACCAGTTCTAGTTTTATTGTTGCTGATGGAGGCGCTACTCGCGGATGGTTCCGTCGTTATCGGGATGGAACAGGCAACACTGCACTTGGTTTTACTGATGCTTTCCTTTTTGAAGGAAACATTGGAGGGACAAAAGCCACAAGAATGGTCATCGACTCCTCAGGCCGTGTTGGGGTCGGCACTGCGAGTCCTAGCTCGCTGCTGCACCTTGCCGATGCTGGCGACATTACTGTTGGCACTACCACCGGCACCAAGATCGGCACTGCTACCAGTCAAAAGATTGGCTTCTTTGACGCCACCCCCGTGGTACAACCCACAACTGGCGTGGCCGAAGCTGCTTTTGTTGAAAACTCTGGCGGCACTGCTGTAAACGTGGATTCCACATTTGGCGGATACACGCTGCAGCAAGTCGTTCAAGCGCTGCAAAACTTGGGCATCCTCGCTTAAAGCCAGTAGTCCACGTCACTCATCACCCTGGCGGTCATCCACATTGACCGCTGCTAGTCTTACCCCATCACCACCACTCTCATGGCCACCACCTATAACTGGGCAATCAGCAATCTCGAAAGGGAGACTCTAGACGGTTTCGTTTTCGTCGCCCACTACACCATTGCCGCCAATGATGGGACGTACTCCAGCTCCGCCTACGGGAGTATCGGCTTCGAGCGTCCCGATAACCTCATCCCCTTCGCTGACCTCACCGAAGAGCTGGTGGTTGGCTGGGTGAAAGAAGCCCTCGGTGGTGATGAGAAGGTTGCCGAGATCGAGGCGGCACTGCAAGCTCAACTGGATGAGCAGCGCAATCCGACCAAGGCTGCAGGTGTGCCTTGGTAATAGGGTGGCAGGTGGCCGGTCCTCACGCGGTGCCGGCCTCACCGCAGCCTGCCGCTACGGTATCGCCTAGTTCTCGAAAAACTAGACCACCAGCATAGCAGCCATGGCAGTACGCAGCAAGACTGGCGCCGCTCGCGTTGAGCATCAACCCGGACCGCCGAAGACTACCAGCCAAGGCATGGGCCAACACAGCAGACCGCGCCGCCGCGGCAAGAAACCTCTGCGCGGGCAGGGCCGCTAAGCTGGTTGCATGGTTGAAATCATCGCTGCTGTTGCTGGAGCATCCATCAGCGTGGCTGCGATGGGTGCAGCGGGGTTCAGTCGTCGCAATGATGAAGCACGCGATGCGGTGATTCGGCTCACATCGGCGGTCGAACATATAGCCACGCAGCTTGAAGTGCTGCACACTGACATCAAAGAAGATCGCAAGGAGACATTCACGCGACTCAATACCGTAGAGCAAAGGGTCTCTAAGCTAGAGGCAAGGCCACATACCTAGCCATGGACTTCCTCCAGCATCCTGCATTTTGGATCATTGTTGCAGCAGCGTCTGAGTTAATCGCGCTGTCACCACTCAAAAGCAATGGCATCATTCAGCTTGTGTTCCAGGTGCTGAAGACCATCAAGCCACGCAAATGATCAAGCTGACTGATCTGTTCAAGTACTACAAGCACGGCACGCCGCATCAAATGGCTGCCGTGTCTGAACTTGAAACGGAGTTATTAAAGTTTGCGCCGCAGGTCTTTAACAAGGATCAGCCTTGGTACAAGACCTGGCAAGCTGGCGGCAAGCTGCATAATTATGAGCCAGCCATAAAGCTCATTAAAGAGTTTGAAGGCGTACACCTCAGCGCATACCCAGACCCATTGCATGGCTGGGATATGGCAACCATCGGCTATGGCACCACGCGCTACCCAGATGGCCGTAAGGTGCAACGCGGCGACAAGATCACCGTGATCGACGCTGATCAACTACTAGAGCTTGAGGTTGAACGCATTGCAACCAAGCTGCGCAATAGTGTGCCGTTTTGGAATGAGATGAGCGGCAACAAGCAGTGCGCGCTGCTGTCGTTTGCCTACAACCTCGGCGCCGGGTTCTATGGCTCTACTGGCTTTGAAACCATCAGCCGATGCCTGCGTGAACGCGACTGGGCAGCAGTGCCCACCGCAATGGAGCTGTATCGCAATCCAGGCACTAGCGTTGAGGCTGGCTTGCTGCGGCGTCGCCGCGCAGAAGGTCGCCTATGGGCTGGTGAGCAACAGCAGAACCCAGCAAAGCTATCGCCAAGTAGCCCATTCACCGCACGCATCACGCCGCATATCCAGATTGGTGAGTTTGCATTGTTCCAAGAGGCGCGGCGCTTCGATCATCAATACCAGCTCGACACCGCAGCAGAGCTTGCGGCATTCCTTGAGCGTGCACGCGTCAAGTTCGGCGGCAAGCCTGTAATCATCACCAGCGGCTACCGTCCGCGTGCCATCAATGCAGCAGTAGGTGGCGCCAGTGGCAGCGAGCATCTATACGATGCACCTGATGTAGGTGCTGTTGACTTCTATATTCGTGAGGTCAATATTAACCATGTGCAGGAATGGTGTGATGCAAATTGGCCATACTCATTGGGCTACGGTGCACCGAAGGGATTTGTGCATCTTGGCATGAGGCAAGGCAGGCCACGCCTACGATGGGACTACTGATTCCACTGCGTGGATCATTGCATTGATGGCACCAACCTCGTCCCAAAACGCAGCGCAAAACATCAGTTCAGGCAGCAGATATTTGAAGCATGGCAACATCAATGCGCTTACTGCGGTGAGCTAGCAGACACGTTAGATCACGTCAAGCCACGCCATAAAGGCGGTGCTACGGTAACAACAAACCTAGTGCCAGCATGTCGTCCATGTAATCGCCGTAAAGGCAGCGAGGAATGGCGCGACTGGTTTAATCAGCAGGATTGTTATCTGCTTGATCGTGAGCTTGCTGTGCTGCGCTGGATTCAAGCATCTGATGGTAAAACACCCTAGCCTGCCATTCTTGCTGGTGATCTTTACACATCCCAGCTAGGCAAACTCTCCATAGATTGCCCACTTTCTTTATCGTTGGACCCAAGTGGTGTGCCTGCCAGTGGGTTGCCTATCAGCATACGAAGGCGGTTGATGCCACGCAACTGAAGCTGGCACATGTGACCGCGTGAAATGCCAAGGCGCTTCTCTAGGTCATTCCATGGCACAGGGTTGCGGCTGTTGCGTGCGTAGATAATTTCACGTGTCCGATCATCTAGATACTCCTCGCAGTAGTCACGGATAATCTCAACCTGCCAGTCGTATTCAACGTCATATTGCCTGTGATCTGCGATCAGATCCAAGATGCTAGATGACTCCTCTTGTGCTGGTTTATCGAGGCTCGTCACTCGATAGGTTTGTTTCAGTGTGTCAGATATAACCGCTGGCTCCACTTCAAGTGCAGCGGCAAGTTCGCTGATGGTTGCCGTGCGTCCATGCTCTTGCGCGAACTGCTGCGCGGTCCTGTTGAGTTTGGTCAGCATCTCATGCACACCAAGCGGCAGCCTGATGATCGGGTCGTATTGCACCAAGGCGCGGCCAATCGCCTGGCGGATCCACCAGTAAGCGTAGGTGCTGAACTTGTAGCCGCGCGAGTAATCAAACAACTCAACTGCACGCGCTAGGCCGATGTTGCCTTCTTGAATCAAATCCATCATGTCAAGCGTCTGCGTATTGCGCTTGCTGTATTTGCGTGCAACATGCACAACAAGCTGCAGGTTGGATTGCATAAACCGCTGACGTGCACGCTCGCCGCTGCGAAGCTCGCGCCGCTCTTGGGTAGTCAAGGTTCTATCAAGATCCTTAAGTTCTTTCCACTTTGCAACGCGCCTGCCAAGTTGTATCTCTTGTTGCGGCGTTAACAGTGGATAACGCGCGATATTGTTCAGGTAGTCTCCAATGGCGTCAGACATGATGAATCCGTTAGAACATACAATGGAAGCACAATTCCACGGAGCTGCCAATGCCGCGCAGTTGCGTGCGTTACATGCTGCAGCAGATTGGAGTGGATTGCTGGAGTATGCACTGCTGCTGGCAGATCAAGAAGCTAGCCAGCGGTCGCAAATCCACTGGCTAATGCAAGAGGCTGCAGCAGCGCCACCGGCTGGTGTGGAGCAATGGCACCTAGATGCCGCCGAGGAACTGCTTAGAGGCCGTCGTCGTGAGGTCTGAGTTGTAGTGGCCGGTGATGCTATAGCTGGTCACAGGCTGCTGGCTCATGCGGAAGAACACCATCTGACCGATCTTCAAACCAGGCCATAGCGGCAATGGCAATAGTTGGCGTGAGTTCTTCAGCTCAAGCGTGAGCACACTGCCATGCCAACCGGGATCTGCGTAACCAGCGTGCAGGTTCTCGTAGCCTTCCCGTGCGCGGCTTGACTTGAGAAAGAACAAGCCAGCAATGTTCTCAGGCATGTTGAATAGTTCAATGGTCTGAGCAAGGATGAATTGCCCAGGCTTTAGCTCATAGGGATTGTCCGCAGTGCGATCCGCAATACTGAGTGGTCGCATGTCTAAGCTTTCTGCAGACTCGATCATGATCGTGTTGCCCAGCCGTAGGTCAAGGCTGGCGGGATTGATCAATGCCTCGTCATAGTTAGGCACCATGCCGTCGGTGCACAGTGCTTTGATTTCGTAGTCGCAGAGGATGGTCATTGGATGGGTGGTTGGTTGATCGGGCTACTGGGTTTCAAGCTCGGTGGCGATGGCTTCATCGCAATCCTCCGGTCCCGGCAGGCGCTCGCTCACCGGCACCGGCTCGGGCTTGTCTGAGGCGGCATCGGCGTGCTGCCGGTTACCTTCCGGCTGATGCTCGCGCAGAAACTCCACCAGTAAGCGGTGAGCTTCTCCTGCATCCTCGATGAACTGCCCTCGGTAGTGGAAGCCTTTGGCGTCGATGCGGATGACTTCTGCAGGAGCTGGGCCTACGTGAAAGATAATGCTGTTGGTTGATGGGGTCATGGTGATTAGCGGGATGGGCTACTGAGCTTCAAGCTCATCAGCGATGGCGAGGAGATTTTCTCGAATGTCGTCGGTGCGGGCTTCCATTCCGGCGTCCCATTCAAGGTTTCCCGTAAAACACTTGTAATCATCGGGAGCCGTTAAATCCGCAGCAACGCGAAGGGCGGCGGCAGCGTGGAAACGTGCCTCAAATTGCTGTGAATCGTTTAGCTCTTCCACGCAGAGAGCATCAAACACTGCCTGCGCGGCGGGTGAGAGTTTAGACATTGTCCTGCCAATCCCATCCGAGTAAAAATTTTGCCATGAGTCGATGAAGTCTATTTGGTTTCTTGTACATAGCAAACTGAATGGAGCCAAAGCTGTGTTTTTCGATGATCCAATACCCCTTAGGAGTAGGTGGAGAAACGAATTGATATAAGGATTCAGGGTGGTCGGTCATGGTGGTTAGCTGATCGGACTACTGGGCTTCAAGTTCGATGGCGATAGTCTGTAGTTTTAGTACGTCAGCAATACTGTAAAGAAAAGATTTTGAGTGATGAGAAGACATTTGATCAGCAGCGGCGCGAAGGGCAGCGGCAAGCAAAGGTGCCATCTCCTCAGCAAAAGCAGGTAATCCTTCTGGGGGTACGTCGTACTTTGTCAGCGTCACAGCCGTCAGAACTGCTTTGGCAGCGGGTGAAAGTTCAGTCATAGAAGTGATGTTGACTAATCGGGCAGGGATTCGACTGCTTGGCGGATGAGGTAGTAGTCCTCTTCGACCTCTTCGTCAGTACAACCTTCATGACCTTCGGTAGCCATAAAGCGGTTGAGTGCTTGCAGCGCCTGCTCCTTCAAGCTCGGCGGCTTGGGGCGGCGGTTGATGCGGAGGCCAGCGATCAGCTCGGAGTCTTCGCCCCAGCTCGGATCGTATTTGTGGAAATACTGGATGCACGCCTGCAATTCCTGGTCGGATCCCCAGCGAGCGGCTTGGGTGGCGACGTGCAGATCGTTGGCTGCCACTTTCACGGGCGTGCCTTCGTGCCAGATCTGGGCAATCCATTGCTCCACCAGCTCAGGCGGCGGAGTAATCGGGTGTTCAGTCTTCATCGGTTGTAGGAAGCGAAGGGCCTAGTTTCTCCAAAGCACACAACATGCACCAAGTGCCTTCATGGCCAGGGATGTTGCTGCTAATCGTGTGAGGGTGTGTGCCGTGCTTGGGGCAGATTACCTTCGTTGGCGAGTAAACGATTTTGGGGGATGAATCGAAAAGCTCAGAGTCGAGAATGGGAAGGTCAGTCACCGAGTAGACCTCCATCAACGAGAGCATCACACCATTCCTTAAATGGTGCTTCGATTTGGGCCATGGTCCTGTTGTCAATGGTCTCGGGCTTGCGAATCATGGAAATAGCAAGGCCGAGGGCATCACCGAGGCGATTCTCAAGGCTGTTTAGTGGCACGAATTTGAAGTCAGTCATTGATTTGCTTGGTCATAAAGAGCATTGACAATGATGCCCCTATCACCGGGATAAAGATCAAACGGGGTTTCGTTAAGCCACAAGGCAACCGTGCGGATTGCTGCGCGGGCTTCTTCCTCCCAGTTGATGGGTTCATCGTCTCGACCGATGGCACGGGCTACCTCATCCACTAGCGAACTACCAACTTGGTCTGAAGTAGAAGTTGGCGTCATGCCAACCCTAAAATCGGGCGTCAGTAATGCTTTTAACTCTGCCTGCTGCTTTGCAGTAAGTTTCAGGGGTTCGCTGATCTGGTGGACTTTTGATGCTTGGCGTTCAGCAGCTTCTAGTGATTCAACCCGACTAAATAAGGCAACAATGTTTGAATTGGTTTCGACGATGTGCTTCTGAGCCGCATCTTCTAGCGCCTCGACCCTGGCGCGAAGTTCAAGGATGCAGGCTTGAGGACCGTAGCCGTGTTCATCAGCCCAATGCTCTATGTCGGCCCATTGCTTGGGCGTTGCTGTGTAATCAGTCATCGAGCTGCTCCAGGGCGCGGCGGATGAGTTCTGGCTTGTCGGTATTGCCGTAACACTCGGCAGCAAGCACTGCCAATGCCTCTAGCGCCTGCTCCTTCAAGCTCGGCGGTTTGGGGCGGCGGGCATCGCGGAGTCGTTTGGTCATGCTTGGGGCTGTCGCCTCAATGGAGAATCCATACGGACCTGTCTCCAACCACTCACAGCACGCCTCCAGCTCCTGNNTCAGCACCCCAGCGAGCGGCTTGGGTGGCGATGTGCTGCTCATACGCATTGTTGACAGCAGCATCTGCAGGGCCACTCTTTCGCCACTGTTGCACCAGCTCCGGCGGCGGGGTGATCGGGTGGTCAGACATTAGATGATGACTCGGGTGTTTGCTGTGGGATCTTCTTCGTCGTGGCACTCGGGCCCGAAGCCGGTAGCGAGCAGCTCTTGTGAAAGGTTGGGCGATGTTTGTTCAATAGGCGCCTCTCTTGTTAAAGGCTGGGCGCCCTTGCGCTGCGCGTCGGCTGCTTCCAGTGAAGCAATCCAACTGTCGAATGTCTCACGGCTGGGCGTCTTAAGTGGTAGGTTCAGCCATTTGCGCAGCGCCTTAGCGTCACGGAAAACCATCGAGCAGTTACTGGAACAAGCAATAAAAAGTCGCCCGTTCCAATCTCTGTAGGTCTCGATCGACTGGTAGCGGCTTAAGTGCAGGCGGTCACGCTTGCTCATGGTGCAGCAGCAAACGACGCATGTACCAATCAGCTTTGCCGTAATCTTGATCGGCATTGCCCTTATGCTCAGCGCGCCATAGGTATTTGATGACGTTACCTTTGCAGTAAGCGCGGAAGCCATCATCACCAAGCGCTGCCTTAATGGCATGGATGCACTCGATGTCGCCGTGTTTGTAATGCGGCGGATGGTTGACTGGATCATTCATCACCTAATGCCTCCGCCATATCGCGCTTAATCAGCTCAGCAATGCGCTGCTGGTACAGACCGGTGTAGGTGCTGCAGGTGCGGCCACTTTGCTCATACAGCCACTGCAGATAATCGTCACGGCGCTGCTCAGTTTTGTGATTGATCATCTTGCATCAGCTCCAAAAGTTCAAGGATATGCGCGGCAAAAGCCACGTGCGTCATCACTGCATGGGTGCCTGGAGGGCGCCCGTAGGACGCCTCCCACCACTCCTTGAATGCAGCATCAAGGGCGGTTTGATTCATCAGAACACAGCCTCCTCGCTGGTGGTTGCCGCAGCGCGTGGCATGAACTCAAAGCGCTGAACGCTGAGTACGTGCTTGCTGCGCTTGGCGCCGGTCTCCTTGTCGTTCCATTCTTGCCGGCGTACTGCACCGCTAGCGAGGATGCTGTCGCCTTTCTTGAGCTTGTCGACGATCACCTCTGCCGACTTGCCCCATACCTCACAGTCGATGGCATTGTTGATCCAGTTGCCGTCTTTGTCTTTACCTTCCTGGATGCCACCAGCGAAGTTAGTAACCATGGTGCCGGATTCAAAGGCACGCAGTTGCGGATCAGAGATGATGCGCACGATGCCGGTTGCGTAGAGACTCATTTCAATTCAGTGGTGTGATGCCATTGGCTTCCTCAAAAGCCAAGACCTGAGCAAGGGGATAACGCACGCGTGGCGTGCCGGCTGGCAGACCAATACGTGGTGCAGTGACATAGGCAGGACCAATGCCACGTGCACGTTGGTTTTTGATGGCCGCTGGCTTTAGCCCCCAACGTGCCGCCAGTTCATCTGTGGTCAAGAATGGCTCAGTCATCAGCGAACGGATCCTCGGTGGCAGGTGCTAGCTCACCCTCCTTGGCGAGTGCTAGCTCCATAAGCTGCTGGTTCTGCTCATCGCTCAGGTCAGGCTTGCGCTTCTCCATGCGGGCAACCACCTCCTGCAGCTTGTCCAGCGTGTCAGCCTTGGCGATTGCAGCCTTGCCGGCTTGGAACAGCTTGGCATCACCTGCAGGCTTGGCGGGCAGTGCAGGTGCAGTGGTGGTCACCGTTACAGGCTCCACTTCCGCTTGCTGCATCTCATCAGTGCTGTAGACGCCGCTGAGATCAGCAGGAAATGCCTTGCGCAGTGCTAATGCCTCAGAGCACTTGGCGATCATTGCAGCGCCCATCTTGCTCCACAAGCCTTGGCCGGCGTTGTAGTCAGCAAAGCGCGCAACACCAACAAATGGATGCTGGCTGCCCTTGCGGTGGATGATGGTCTTGGCTGCAGCAGGTGGCTTGCTGCCAATCCATACGTCAGTCCACTGGCCGTCGTCACCACACCAGTAGGTTTCCGATCCATCAAGCTGCCCAGTGCGCTCCGCAATGGCACGTAAGCCATCGATGCCGGCTTGAATGGTCATCTTGCCGCCACGCTTGATGGCGTAGATCTGCTTGCTGAATGGATCAAGGCCAGTGCGCTGGCAGGCGTAGGCAAATAGCCGCAACTCGTCGTTGCTGCAGCCTGGCGCAATGGTGGTTGAAATCAGCTGCGTTTGCTCTGGTGTCCAGAGCGTGATGCTAGAAGTCATCAGATGTGATAGTTGGGTTGGCAGTTAGAGCCCATGAAGGCAGGCTGAGTGTTTGGCAGTCATCGCCGTAACCAGGCCACTCCTTGGTGGCTTGGCAGTCGGCGATCATGCGCATGTCGCGCTGCCGCAGCTCGTCACCAGCAGCCATGGCCGCGGCGTCAAGCTCGTAGACCGCAACCGCATACGGTGCAGTCTTCTCAACGGCAATGAACACAAACCGCTCAGCGCCGTGCAGACCAGCTAGGTAGTGGCTGGCTTGCACATGGTAGCGGAAGGTGGCGACGCTGCGGGCAAAGCCGGCTGGGCTGGCGTCGGTGGTGGTCTTGAGGTCAACCACTGTTGCGCCGCTGTACCAGTCGGGGCGGCACTTGCACCGCAGACCGGTGGTTGAGTCATCCCACCAGAAGGACTGCTCAGCCTTGCCATTGGCGAGCAGTGCTGCGGCGGCTGGATGCACGCGGACGCTGGCGGCCATGGATAGCGCCAGTGTCATGTCGGATTGCGTGACGGCTTCAATGCCATCAGCAGCCATGCGCTCTGATTGCTCCTTGCCTGCTTTGGTATTGCGTGGACCGCAAACGCCATAGCGCTGCAGTAACTCCTCAGGTTCAAGCACCGCGCAATGCACCAAGCTGCCAAGCCGCATGGCGGCAGTCGGTTCCGGCACGCTGCGGTTGGGATCTAGGTAGCGACTCCAGTAGTGGTAGGGAGACTTGGCAACAGCGTGCAGGTGGCTAGCGCTGACCGCTGGATCAGCGTGGTAGTCGGCGTTGCTGGTCATGCCGCTGCTCCACTGCGCAGTTGCTGATGCTGCCGGTTGGCGGTGCCGTAGGTGGCAACCAGCTCAGGGAACGCGTCGAGGATGCGGCGCTTGTTGCCGGGGTCAGCCTTGAGGCCAGCAGCGGCTAGCGCTTGGAAGAAACCACCGCCGTGCTGGTAGGCGGTGGCAAATGTCCAGTAGATGTCGGATTCAGTCATGGCTTGAGTTGCTGTTGGCA